CTCCTCCGTATGTAGAAAATACATCTGACCAGTCGTAATCACTAGGGTCGAAGGTCGTATGAGTTGGTAAATCAGCCGATGTTACATAATCTGATAAATCTGGTTGAGTGAATATGTTAGACCAATCATAGCTAGTAGGATCAAATTGAGTATGAGTTGGTAAATCAGCCGATGTTAAATAACTAGATAAATCTGGTGTGGTGCTGTATTGATCAAATACAGTTGACCAGTCGTAACCAGTAGGATCGAAAGCTTCTGGAGTTTCGTATAAAGAACCTAATCCCTGTTGAAAATCTTCTAAATCTTGTTGCGTTAAAAATTCACTGGTATCAATATCGTGCATAATAGGCATATTTGCTTGATAATCGTCTAAATCTTCTTGTGTTAGATACTGACTCCAATCTGTTCCCGCTAAAGGATCGTAGTCTCCCAATTGCTCTTGAGTTACATAACCGCTCAAATCTGGTTCAGTGGTAAACTGACTCAAGTCAGGAGGAACAAATGAACCTAGACCAGCTTCTAATTCTTCTCTAGTTACATAATCACTTAGATCAGGCAATTCAAATGTTGGTGGTGTTTCCACTGGTGGTGTTTCCACTGGTGGTATTTCTGGAGAAGTACCACCATCCTCTATGGGAGGTAATTCTAATGAAGATGGATCATATCCTTCAAAAAGCTGTTGATAAGCACTATAAGGAACGCCTGACCATCCTTGTCCTGCCAAACCTCCCAATCCTCCTAGTAGATTGCCCGTATAGGGAGTTTGTCCTGTCTGTCCGTATGCACTGACAGGCACATTAGAATAAGGAAAGTAATTCCATTCTGCATCGAATCCTGGTCTATATCCTTGTGGAGAAGGTAATGCTCCGTAAGACCTCATGCCTGGTTGTGGGGGAATGGCTAAACCGCCACCTCCACCAATACCATAGTAATCACTTATACTGTCAGTATAATCATCGGGAACTTCACCAAAGCTGCCTCCTCTTCCGCCCTGTTGATAACCAGTCCTGCCGCCAATTGCCATGCCTGTAGCCATACCTTGTGCAAGGGGAGTTATCTTACCGCCGCCAGCTTTAGTAATTCCAGGGGACCATCCTCCACCGCCACCTATGCCGTCAATTGGACCAATAGGAAATCCTGGTGGAAGGCTTGGGGGATTAATTGGTGGGTTAATACCTGGTGGTTGTATAGGATCATGTGGTACCTCAGGCATTATAGGTTGAGGGATAGGAAAGGGTCGAGCAGGGTTTCTATAAGAACGCTCTGCTGCAAAAGACATACCAGGCATCCAACTTCTGTATTCTGGTGTTACCCCATGAGGAGAAATCCAGCCGAATGCTGGCATTTGTGGTCTCTGTGGTGGTCTAAACGGGGGTCTAAACGGGGGTCTAAACGGGGGTCTAATCGATGGCATCCAAGGGGTTCTAGGAAATCTATCTTCAGGTATACGAGCCCAAGGCGGTTCTATTCTTCTTGGCGGTTGTGGTAGGCTTATTTGCGGCGGTCTCCAACCTCCTCCGCCTCCCAGCCACGAATTAATACTTGGTGATCTTCTTCCTCTTCCCATTATCCTCTCCCCATTACTAAGTTTTCATTATACGGTGGCATATTAATAGCAGGTCGGTCTGCATAAGGCGTAGTATATCCGCCTAATGGTTGTGGAATCTGACCTAATGAGCCAAGTCCACCACCAAAAAAGCCCATACGACCACCACTACTAACTGGTCTGGGTGGTACACCTAATATCCTACCCCACTGGGAACCGTAAGGTACCTGTTCTGGGTTATCTGCAAAGGATTTTGCTCTTCTCTTCTTCCTATCTTCTTCATATTTAGCCATTAATCTTTCAAAATCTTGTTGAGATTTCTCCATCGCTAAACCACCACCGCCAATAGTGGCTGGTAAAAATACATCTGGACTCGTAGCTGCTTCGTATAGATTTCCTATACTAAAGCCTTCTTTTGCATCTGCAAATGTAGGACCTATAGCTTCACCGTATTTATCTACAGCTCCTAGACCACCAGAAGTAAAAGCGTCTATTCCTGCTTTATTTCCTGTTGTAATAGCCTTACTCAACACACCTTTATCTAAACCAGTTAGGTCCGATAACTTAGCTATATTCCCCTCTAATCCACCTAGAGTACCCGAACCAGAGATTATATCGTGCACACCTTGTGAAAGTTCATTCCCTGCTGCTGTAAAACTTCCTGTCCCTACAGGACCTTGTGTTAAATCTACCCCTGCCCCTTGAATAGTATCTACTAAGTTTTGTGAAGCTCCTTCTAATCCTGCCTCAGTAGCAACTTCGGAACCACGACCTAAAGCTCCGCCTAACTTACCCATAGCAAAACTACCTAAGCCTGTTAAAAATGCTTCTTTAGCACTATCTCCCTGTAACAGAGAGCCAGCTCCTGAAAGGATTCCTGAGCCTAATGCTCCTGTCAGCCACGGGGCAACACCCCCTAATATTCCCGTACTGCCCAGAAGTGCTCCTATTAGGGGTAGGAACGCTTCTGGTTGTCCTGTTTGTGGGTTGGTTGTAATAGGCATTCCTAATGACTTTAATCCCTGAACTTCCGCAGGGTTGACGTGCATCAGCATGGTATCGCCATAGCGACCCGCCTTAGCTACATTCTGTGCTTGTCCTGATAATCCACCTTTGTTCATATTAGTCCTCACTTTCTCAAGATATTCTATAATTTCCTTGTCTTTTTCCCTGTCGCCCTTAGTTTCTTCTGACTCTTCAACTTCAACTTTAGAGTAATCTACTTCCTCTTCTGGCATATTCTCAAAATGGCGTTTTATATCCCACCACCTACGCAGTTGACCCAAAGGTTTATCTTCTTCTTTAACTTCTACCTTGTAACCTGAATCTATAATTCCTTGTAATCTTTCAGCTCGGGCCATAGCTACATCATCAGGCATATCTCCAGTACGATATGCGTAAGTACCCCAATCAGGCCTACCTTCATTTCGCCAATCTTCTACACCAGAACGTAACCATTCTTTATTTCCAGTTTCCATATATGCAAATACTTCTTCAGGTCGAGAAGATTCTAAAGCAGATCGAACTGTTGTTCTTTTTTCTTTATCATCTTCAAATAAAACTCTATCTAATAATTGTTGTTTTTCTTTAGCCATTTGCACTCGCCTTTGTTTCTACTCCAAATAAATTAAAACTCATATCCACTGCACTTGCATAAACTTTCAACACATCTGTCTGGTTTAAAGTCATACCAATCACCGCAATCAATACATCCGTAGCCGCTACCGACTTATCGTAATAGATGTACTGTTTATCGTCTGCACTTGCTCCCGCTACATGAACGCTCAGTCTGAACGTAATAGCTGAACCCGTTCTGTTGCAAGCCACAAAGGAACTGACCGTAGTCATCGTCTCAGACGGAACTGTGTATAAGGTCGTGGTTGTGGTTGCAGCAGGGTCTAGCTGACCCAAAACTTTAATAACATCAGACACTACTGGCTCCCATGAGTAAGAACTGGTGTCGTCTAAGAGCTAATGTCGATGTCTTTGTTCTTATATTTTCTATCTCTGTTACATCAGAATCTATATTTATAACTATGTTTTCTACTTGAGACCTGAATAAAGTTTCCTGTTGAGAATCATATTCTTTTGCAGGTAATAATAGTGGCTGAGAATTTTTTGGCATTATCTTCTCCCGTCTGGTCTAAGTTCTAAGCGTAAATCACCCAATCTCCATGTCATTCCAGCAGTAGAACTCTCTATTCTAATAGCTGCTTGTCTCGCTCTACCTCTTATTTCAGATTGAGTTGTGGTTGTTTCTATAGTGGACGTAGATAGGGTTGAAGCAGTTTCTAAAGGATAATTTTTTCCTTTCATCGTCATTGTTACCGTAGTATTAGAAGTTGGAGAACCCGTTGCGGTTGTCAACTTAACATCAGGAATAATTCGTGACAATAAAACAAAATGCTCCCCGTCCTGTAAATCAAAGTCTCCTGACTCTATATACGCAGTCATAGCTGATCCGTCATCATTATAACCAGTCTCATGCTGATAAATATAATTGGAACTATCTGCCGTTCCTGCTGCTAATGGCTTAGTTCGAGTTGGAGCAGGGGTCCATGCTGTTCTTACCAGAGTTCCAACTGACCACAAATTCTCTTTGTAATTAAATATAACGTATCTGTCTACTTCAGTAGCACTACTAGAAGGATAGAACCACATGATTTCTGAAAAATCTGGATTAGAAGCAGCAAATACTTTATACGACTGTCCTAAGTTTATATCTGTCGTAATATAATCCAATACTGAACAAGCTAAAGGTCTAACTGCCCCATCATACATATAGAAATTTCCACGATCCATCCAAAATACAGTGCTGGCAGCAACGGCTGCTGCTTTTGGACTAATAATAGAAGGTCCATCCATTAATTGTCTAAATTGAAAAGTGAAAGGTCCACCTATAAAACGCATGGAATGAACGCCCGCATCTGTCCAAATTAATATCTCTTGTCTCGTCTTTAAAGCTCCTACAATGTAAGAGCCAGAACTAATTCTTTGACCGCCTGCACTATTAGTGGAACTAGGAGTCCAATTTCCTGCGTCTTCAGCATCTGACCACCTAACTAATAATTCATCTAACACACTCGTTGCACTAATAGAATTAGAACCAAACGCTATAATATGCCTGTCTACTTCAGATACCATAATCTGATTAACCAAAAGCGGTACATCAGATGCCGTTCCTAAAGAAGTAAAGTTTGTAGCCCTACTACTAACACCTCCTGAAGTGTCCCAATAATAAAGACCACCGCCTCTGGGATTGCCAATTAAATCCTCTCCGAAATTATCTTGGCTCCAAAGCCTTAGATTTTCAGCATTAGCATCTGCACTACCCCACGTTCCCCTGCTCCAAGTACCACTACCCCAACCAGTAGAAGAAACATAAGTATCTAAGCCTGTATTTATTTGATAAGCACCTACAGTATTGCTTCCTCCATTACCAGAATCACTTGAATTAGCAGTAACTGTACTTCCAGAAGTATCTTTTGCCGTTATTGTGTAAGCATTGGCACTTGTAACTAAAAGAATTTGATACTCTTGATTAAGAACAGTAGCAGTAATATTTCCACCTAATGAAGCGGCTGCACTAAAAGTAACAAAATCTCCCGTAACAGCCCCATGACTTGTATCAGTAATAGTGACTGTAGAAGAACCATCAGTAGCAGAAAATGTTACATCTCCTGCGGAAGTAGTAGCTCGAATCGGAGTAATATCATTGTAACCGCCTCCAAGCTCCACATACCATTTTAAGTTGGTACCTATTCCCATATAGTCCGTACCACCTAAGTCATCCCATTGGTGTAAACTTCTTGCAGTACCAAGATAAGTGCCTGATGAATATTTTTCCCAGCCACCTATTTTTTCTGGGTAGCCAGAACGAAACCGTATCTTGTCTGAATCAAACCAAGAACCTTCGGCGGTATACTCAGTACCCTCCTTGTTGATTCCTGGTGCAAATTTAAACTTAGCTAACGGCATTATTTCTTCCTTCTTCTAGTTTTTTTCCTTCTGTTTGAACTCTTAGAAACAATTCTTAAATTTTTAGGTGAATTATTGCGTGGATTACCGTCCTTATGGTGAACATCCTTGCCATCCCCTTTTCTTATTCTTTTCTTACGCTTCATTAAGCGATTAGCTTTATTGCGTCCAGCTCTATTCTTTTTTTGTTTCTTTTTACTATGATAATTTTTGTATTCAGAATCATAATCTCTAGTTTTTTTATACATAGTTAACCTGCCAACATTCTATCTCTAAGTCTTTTGGCTCTATCTCCTACTTGACTAGACCATTTAGAATCCATCATCTCTTCAGCAGCACGTTCCCAATCTGAAACTTGCATAGCATTAATAAAGTTTTTAAATTTACTAAGACGTGGGTGTCCCAAATTGAAACACATATTGGCTATTACTCTCTGGCGATTATCACTGAGATTTCTCCACCAAGGTTCTTTCATATCTAATTCATCACAGACAATTTTTATATCATTATCCAGACACTCTCTGATCCTCTGCTCAGAAACAGGAGTTCCTACTGGCTTTCCATGTTCTTCATCTTTTTCAGTTATTAGATGACCTACTCCCAATGTAGGATAACCAAGATGATCTAAATAGATTTCATATTCAAATCCTTCATCGGCAATAAGCTCTTTCATTAATTTATCTTCATCCATCGTCTTCTTCCTCATCATCAAGACTTCTGTAATATTCAACAATCGCCAAAATATCTCTCGTATAACGCTTAATCTCTGCCATGTTATTGCTGATATTTTCATAATCTTTAGTGGTCAGTGCGTAATAAGCCTGTCTTGGAGCCTTTCCTTCTTCCACCAACTGTAGATATTCTTTTAGAATTTCTGGCGTTAGTATCTCCCAATCCACAGTAACCAATTGCATTTCCATTGGTAATGGTGGGTGAAACATGGGAGGTCTTTCTGCTATGTTTACTACCTCAACAGGTTTAGTTTTAGTTCCGCCAAACTGAAACATAGAACAGCTTGCCATTAAGATCGAAAGACTAACTACCAGCAGAACTTTCATCGTCTTTCTCGTCAAATTGTCGAGGATCAGTTAATTTTATTAGACCGTCAAATACACGCTTGGTTGCTTTATTAACCTTACCTTCTAATAATTTAGGTTTAGCCAAAGCTAAAGCATCTAAATCATGTCGGGCAAATGTCTGCTTTAAAGCATTAACTTCACGCATACTTTCTTGATTCTTTCTTGAAAGGTTATCTATTTGAGCGTAAGTCTTTTTCTGCTCCTCTAATTGTTTTTTTATCTGCTCATTTTGTTTCTTAATTTCCCCTTCAAGGACAATGGCATTACTTTTTAAAATAACAATTTCATCATTGAGTTTGCCTATCCAAAAGTATGAACCAGTAGCTACTAAGATTAATGCTATGCCTAAACCTATTGATAATTTCATTTATGCTCCTTTTTTTAAACCTTCCCCTGCCAATTTAGAGCAGGAGCAGACTGACTCCAGACCGACAGGGGTCGGCTAATTTAATATTAACTCCCCCATGTATAAACCTGTAATGGTTTAGCTTTTCCTTTAACTTCTATTGGCTCTAATAACCGCAAATTAAAATCAACATTTTTTGCAGTTTCTTCTCCGATTAATACCCCAACTCCTGCGATCTTCGTACTTGACTCCAATCTAGCAGCGACATTACACGGATCGCCAATTAAAGAGAAAGCAAATCTGTCTGTAGCTCCAAAGTTACCAGCTATACAGACTCCCGAATTAACTCCTATACCTATCGCTATTTCAGGTATACCTTCTTCTTTAAATCTAATGTTTAATTCTTCAATGTTCTTTTCTATTTCTTGAGCTGCTTTTAAAGCCAAGGTGTGATGGTCGTCTTGTGGAATAATTGTATTCCAGTGAAACATACCCGCATCACCAATAAATTTATCT